ACCGTGTCTAAGCCATCCTGCTAATAGTGCGAGAAGAATACCATCGGGAAAGTAGCGAAAGCGTCGCAAAAATCTACGAACGCGCCGCTCCTCACCGAAGTTATCTTTCTCGAACTGGCTAAGGTCGGGAAGTCTGACCTCACGTCGCTTCACAGCAAGGAATTTATACCTTGTTGAGCCGTTTCGATCGCGCTTGAATTTCTTTCGAACGCATTCGTACGGAACCTTTATACCAGCATCATCGCTCTCATGGTAAGGGACTAAAAGATTCCCGCACCCTTGAGAGAGTTTTGTGATGAGGCTGATAAGAGGTATGCGATGCAAGGCAGACCACTTATTTAGCCGGTTGATAGCAACATAGTAGTCTCCGTGCGTGGTTAGTCTTTTAAGATAGACACCACGTACGTTGTAGCCGTTAAAGTAATCACAGCCACACGACTCTCGGAATGGTCCTTCATTGAAGGACTTCAGGCGGTTAGGTGAAAAACCAAGGACATTCAGCATATGGATTACTAAGTTGTAAGACTCAGCTTCCACAATGATGTCGTCCCCAAAGACAGAATAGTTCCTGTCCTCACCTCTCCGTGTTCGGATATCTAGAACACGGTAAACCGCTTCGACCAAGGCACTAAATATCAAGGTTTGTAATGGGAAAGTGAAAGCATTTCCCATGCTTGATATCATATGCAAATCCACAAGAGTTCCATCTGGAAGGATGGTTCTAGGAGAGCGACTCTTCAAAAGCCAATTTAACGGCTCAGGAGGAAAAAGCTCTTCTATTAGTCTAGTGGAAATAGTATCACTCGCAGAAGACAGGTCGATAGTACCAAACCTGCCGGTGAGCGATCCTATACGAGCCAGAGCAGCGTTTCTAAATGGTTGGCGTGCCAAATCGATATTAAAAAACTCGAGAAGGCGCTCCTCCATAAGTTTGCCTATGCCTTTTTGGAAAAGCATATTGCCAACTGGCTCGGAGCATGCAGTGCGCGAAATCGGAACCGACTTAGGCACAAAGAATAGCTTGTTGCCCTGCACTTCGCTGGTCGTGAAATTCGCCTCCCTGAATCTTTCAATAGCAGGGAATAGGCTTAGACCAGTGATAGCGTGCTTATATAAAATAAGCAGGGCTGGATCTGTGAAGGACATATCTGAGTTACAGTACTTTGTATAGCTGTCAGTACTGCTAGCTCCGATATTAGCGCCGCTCCCAAAACTAAACCGATCAGCAATGTCGGTAAGGTTAAGGAGATGGAGCTCACGATCCCGGAAGAGAGTGAAGTCATCAACTTTAGCGACCGGAACGAATCCCGGCCACGGGTTGAAGAAATCATAGATGAGAATTTTCATCTCAGCTATTATCATCTTTTCCTGGTCCGTCTGCGGATGAGGCCCGTCGTAGCTACGACAAGTCTCGTTGCACTTAAGGAATAAATCCAGTGCAAGTCTGTCACGGTCGTCGTCTGTTTCGTCCTGATGGTATTTCTTTGTCAGAGACTTAACAAGACTGGCGGCTGCAACAGAACGATTATCAAGGTTCAGAGCCCGAACATCAGGATCGGAATCAGGATAAAGGCCCGCAGCTTCAAGATCAAGCTTGAGCAATGAGTCGAGTTCATCAGCGTTTAGGCGCATAAGTTACTCCTCAGTTAGTGGATAGCTAATCCATGGTTACAGTTAGAACGGTCCTAGAATCACAGGACGCCCGAGACGAGAGTATCGCCAATGCCGGCGCTGGCTTGAACAGCAGCACCGAACAAAAGTGACAACGCGGCTCGGATTTCGTTCCCAGACGACACAGTATCTGCGCCGCCTGGAATATGCATCTTAAGTGTGAAAGTTGCCAACATAGGCGGCTGGCCCGCAAGCGGAACCATGCCCTTTCGCACGATGATTGCATAATCATTGTAACCTACACCCCTAAGTACGTTGTTTCCGTCCAGCTGGCCTGCAGAAGCAAAAACAGCCGGCTTAAACATCGACACCGTAAAAGGGGAGCTAACTGACGAAGCTGAAGCGCCCGTCTGAGTGCCACCGAGTGCAGTGATGACATACTGCTTCGCATTAACTGCGGGCGGTGTGTCGGCTGCGAGAGTGTACGTCGGTGACGTGAAACCCGTTTGTGGCTGCCCCGTTACCGGGGAAGTCAACGTGAAGGCCATGTTTACTCCAATGGAATTAATAAAACTCCTAGCTACGCACCGTTTTAAGGGGCTAGCGTCGGAATCGTTGAGGGTGGATGGCATTCGCGCTGGCGAATAACGCAGTCATGTTAGCCCACTGGGCCGGACGGCCCGGTATTTCGAAAGTGAAAGTGGGAATCCCTAACGGCGTAAAACGCAAGCGAGAAACGCGTCTCCGTGTTGCCAGGCTTTCTACTGGCGAGCCATAGCTGGATATGAACTGACCGCTGAGCGTATTATTTTCTGCATTGGTGGCCAACTGACCGTTCATCTGTGAAGTAGTAATCACACATGTAGATTTGTTGGACCACGCAATGTCTCCGCGGTGTACACTACCAGCAGTAACTACATTACCAATGTTAGTAAAGTAGTCGATCAGAAAAGACCACGGGAGAAGTTCCCATGCTGTTGGAAGCACCTGTTCAAAGGAAAATCCGAACGGTTGCAACGTACCAGCAAGGGTGCCCGTAGACTTGAGCGCGACCATGCCCCTGTACTTCACGATAGCTATCTCTTTCGAGAGTAGGCTATATGTGTAGGCCAGGCACGAGTTTGGACCGTCGATGTAATACAACCACGGTCCATTCAAGTGTTGACGGACATTGCCCTCTTCTTTCCCGAAGCCCGAAACAGGAACTTGACTTTTTCTGTCGTGTAACTGTTTGTAGGTATCGTAAAAGGAGTTAATATCATTAACCAAGGGCTGCCAACCAAAAGCTTGTTCGAGCCACATACTGCTTAAGTTGCGTTTCCATTGTTTAGGAACCCTCTTCTTCTCCCTGCCAACACGCTTAATCCACGCGTCGGCGAGATTACGAAGACCTTGAGCAGGACGTCTGATCATTCTGAAAGCTTCTCTCATTTCGCCCATGAAGGTCAGCCCGTTAAAGCTGGACTTCGCTTGCGAAACGTACTTGAGATAAGCAATCAGGGCCCGGTTGTCTGCTACAGCCGTTGTAATGGCTGGAACCCAAGAAGCATCAACAACGTGTCCAAGGATTTCTCCATCGACACGCGAAGAGTCAACAGGGTTCGCTTTACCGTAGTAACCTTTCCAGGTGACTTCGGCAGTTGCACGACTACACCGGAAGGTGTCGAATGTCCCATTAAGATCGGTAGTAGCATTCTCTTGTCGCGCTATCTGCGTCTTCCAATGCGGATTAGACTCGCCCGTTCTAACACGTGTAAGAATCTTTGGATAACGAA